CGAATTACTTTACCGCTTCGGTATGTTTATGCTTAAGGCTTTTCTTTAACAATTTAAACCATAGTTTTTTAATCAATGGCGTATCATGTTTAATTTCAGCCTCATATAACTTTTTAATTAACTCTTTAACTTTCATTTTCCGACCCACCACTTATTTTAACGAAATAAGAAACCATTTTAACATAAAACTATTTAGATGTCAACCATCTTTGGCATCATTGCCGTTTTATTGGCACCAACTGGTCTTAGCCTCACCATAGTATTCCCTTGCATATCCTTGTTGGATCAACATGGAACGCAACGATTTACCATCTAACAATACATCACCTAGGACACGACCACCATACTTGTCCCAATCCATTAATACCACTTGGCGAGTTTTGGCTGCATTGATAGTGCTTTTGGTAAATGCCGTGGCCGCTTGACCTCTTTCATTTTCAGAGGGACATTGCGCACGATGGCCTTTTTCTGGAGTGTCCACACCAAATACACGAATTGATAATTCTTTCTTTAATGGATCTGGTAACCATAGTGCTTGAAATGCCACAGTATCACCATCAATAACTCTGGTAATGGTTGCAGTATATGTTACGCCTTCTTTTTGTTTCTGTGCAAATACTGTTGTTGAAGTAACCAATAATAATGCAATCAAAATGTTTTTCATCTTTGTTCCTTGTAAAATTTAATCGCCTTCACCAAACCAGGAATATGGTCTTGTGTCTGTTGTTTAAATAACAACGGTTGTTCATTTTCTACCGCCATTATAATTACAAGATTATTTATAGGTGTACCAATCATTTCCTCATACATCAAAGCATACGCTGCCGTTTGCCAATAGTAATCTTCAATGTTTGCGCTTGATTTAATCTTCTTGGATGTTTTAAAATCAATTACAGATAGTTCACCATCGAATTCACCAATACAGTCTACACGACCTGCCATTTCCAATTGTTTAGACCACAAGGCACACTCTTGGTAATGAATATTATTGATTCGATTAAGTAATGGTTTCAATGATACAAACATTTCTTTAGCATCAGGCATAATATCACCCAATGATTCATTGTTTAAATATCTCTCACATAATGTATGAACATTAGTACCCCGACTAGTTGCCTTCTTTGATACACGATTAGCTTCTTCTTCACCAACTCTCTTACGCCATTCCATAATGGCCTGTTTCTTTTGGGCGCCAAGCACAGTAGTCACAGAAGGTAACTTTGTACCATCTTCTAGTGTATAGTATCTCTTGCCATCAGGAAAAGTTTCAGATTTTAAGTCAGCAAGGACTTTTGGTGGACAATAATTAAACATTTATAACAATCTTAAATTAATATTAAAAGGTATACTATATCTTAGTACATCAGATTTACATTCTGTAACGCAGTGCTCCGTCCAGCCTGGGAACATAATAATTCTACCAACTTTTGGTTTGTAATGAATTGTTGGTGCATACTTATCCCACGCACTAAACATTTGGGGAAAAGGATGTATTGTTTGAGCGCCTTGAGGAAATAAAATAAAGTCGCCACCATCATTGTCAACTTTATAATAATAAACGCCCGATATGTGAGATGACCCATGATTGTGTTTTCCCATATAATCACCTTTAGTCATTTCAGTTAGCCAAGAATGTTCTATTTGAAAATTACATTCTTTGCCACCAATATTATTCAAATACTTACCAACACATTCAAAAATATATTTTTTTAAATTAATTAGATTATACTCAGCAATAATATTAATTGGCAAGTTCAAATTTAATTTATTACCATTTTTTCCTTTATCCCAAGGATAATTGGAAGAATCAGATAAATTTGGTGATAATAGTGGGATTATTTTTTCCAGTTCTTTCTGTATTTGTTCTAATTCATCTGAATGTGAATCGTTTACAAAAACAGGACAACCAAAAACAACATCAATAACATTTTCAATTATATTATTCATAGTATATTCAATTTAAAAATTAATTTTTACCTTCTAAAACCTTTGTAATAATCGGATTGGAAAGTTACAATTTTACACGGCTGTGTTGCTGTAACGGTTGCAACATTATTTTCACAAGCAACGACATATAAATTATTTTTGATATTTGAATTAACAATAAACTCCGAACCAAAAATAAATCCAAGTTGTGTAACTTTTATTGTCATACTTTCACCTTGACCTAAGTTTGTTTCGGTTTTAATTAAATTTTCGGTTAAAGATGGCAATACACAATAGTAGGTTGAATTATCTCTTTGAGCTTCTGTTTGAAATGCATTTGCTGCATATGATTGGTCGGGAAATACGGCACCAGGATTACCACTTTTTGGTGGAATTTCTGTGTTCGGAAAACTAATATTAAAATTACCTTCAACAATTATATGGCGAATTGGATAAGTGTCTGGTGTTATTTGTGGTTCTTTTAATATACTTATGTGGCCATCTGTTTGAACAGATTCGAATGTAGTGGAATCCAACATCATCCTACATTTTTGTAAAATTATTCTTTTTGATAGTATTGTCATTATACAATTTCCAAAGCTAAAGGATAAACGCTGTTGTCATTGTTATATGGAAATCCATTTGTGAACGGATCATGATAAAAATTCAAATCACGGTAAGAGGAATCCTGATATTCAGCAATAGTGTTAGATAATTGACTGTATAATATTTTCATTTCTGTTAAAGTATTTGCCTGTTCATTATTACCAGTAAATGGATCGCAAATTAAATAGACACCTTCTGTGGCCTGTGAATATTCTGTTGGCACTAGAATGGTGACATTAATAGTATTTCCTGGAGGTACAAATACAGTATCATTTTCTATTTTATTTAATGTAATTTTCATATTCGTATTTAAACAGTAGCACCAGTAATAGTGCCCGTTACAACCAAACTTACATAGGAAATACCAGAAATAGAATAGGTTGAACCAGGCCCGGAACCATTGCTGCCATTTGTAGTGCCTTTGTTAGGATTATACCCACCAGAGCCACCGCCAGTTAAAGAACCACTACTACCATATCCTTGTCCCACACCAGCGACATATCCTGCGCCACCTCCGCCATATCCACCAGATCCACCATCACCACCAACACCACCACTTTGAATTGTTCCGTAGTTATAAATGATGACAGGACAAGTAGAATCAATAAACATAGCAATTCCAGCGGTGCCGGTTTGGTTACCATTTCCTCCCGCTCCTGTAATGTAAGCGCCCTCTTGATTAATAATGGTTACTACACTACCTTGAGGAGCAACCACACCTCCTGTGGTCCAAGCAACTGTGCCAGTACTAGAAGCTCCTAATATCGAACTATTGGTGTAAGTTACATTAAATGGTTGAATGCCGTCCCAACCAACACTAGTAAGGTAATTTTTTAAATTGAAGTCGGTGTTAGTCGAAGCATTGCCTGTTGAAAACTCCACGACCGGAAAAGTAGCATAAAAATTATTTAAAGCAATAGTTCCAGATGTAGGAATAGCGATATTTTGAGGAATATTTGGCACTTTGCCATTACCTCTGTAATATCCTTGCATGGTATAACCATTTGCATAAGCATTGAACAAATCAAGAATGTCGATTTCACCTGACGATGGAAGTCCGCTGGGCATTTATTATTCCTAGTTATTTTCTTTTATTTATATTGGTTTTATTGGCCAAAAAATGTAGCCAAGTTCATTCTTTTTTGATGAAAAAAAGCATCATTATTGATAGCCATATTATGTAAAAACCTTTTTCCATCGAATAAAACTAATCTATTGTACTTTGATTGTATAGTTTTTATAATTTTATATTTCTCTTTTTTTCTCCAAGGTTCACAATGTTCTTTTATTTGATTCTCAATGATAAACTGTTGGTCGTTAGAGGTTTCTTCATATAAATTTGTGCCTTCAGTATCTATGTCATTCAAATATATTATTGCATTCCAACCAAAATCTCTGTGTGGCCACCAGTAATGGTTTTGATAATCATTAAAATCTTTATCGTAAAATTTTGCAATATTACTGTATATTGTATTATGCGCATCACTTTTACTACCACAAATACTAATTAATTTTTTTTGTATTTCCAATACATTTTCATGTTCAATAAAATGTCGACCTTCAAAAAAATGAAAACTATTATGTGTTGGCATTTCCCAAATTTTATGTAAATTTGGTTGATTTGACTTTAGCTCTAGATAATTAACTATTTCATCAGGATTTACAAAAAAATTATCAATAGTATAAATTTTACTATCTAAAAAATCTTCAGTTATGATATTGTTTATTTTGTTGTATTCAAACATTATTTTTTAATTAAATTTATTATCCAACTAGGCGGATCAATTTCCCACCATGTTTCACCACTTTTCCAATTGTTTGGTTTAGCGTGATGATTATTGTGCCAACCTTCGCCGAAAGATATAATGTTACCAATCCAACTATTTCTTGCCTCATCTTTGGTGTCGTATCTTTTATATCCTATCACATGACACAAAACCGTAACGCCATTAGATGCATGAAAAACCATAACGGCTGGTATGCAGTACACAAAAATAATATACCAAGGATTAATTAATCCTAGTACTATACAATATATAAAAATAATTTTTAGATAATTTCTGTGTAAAAATTTTTGATATTTATTTTTGGTAATATCACGAACCAATTTTGATTCAATTTCTATATTATTCCAAAATCCAAACCAAACTTTAAAAAAACCCTTGTACTTTGGACTATGAGGATCTTTTTCTGTGTCCGTGGCACTATGGTGTTGTCTGTGAATGGCAACCCATGCAATTGGCGAACCCATCGTAGTAATTACGCCTATCAAACTCATTATTTTTTCTATTATTAGATTTGTTTGATAACTTTTATGGCTTAGTAACCTATGATAACACACATTAATGCCAATTAAACCTGTGAAAAGAAATACAAAAAAAGATAGAATCAAATAACCATAAGTATTCGTTTCAATTACATACCAAAGTCCAACCAACATTATCAGATGATTAATTAATTGTAACATTCTTACCGTTTGGTTGTGTGTAATCTTATTCATTTAAGTTTTTTTAATCGTGTTTTTAACGTTTCAAAATAATAAGAATCTGCAATTATTGGAGCAACTACCTTTATGCAATTAAATCCAGGAATACTAGCAGTTAAACCGACCGATGACAACTCAGCAAGTGTTATTGGTTTTGAAGTATCAAAACAAACAAATAACCCTTCACCACGGGTATTTAGTTGTAACTCTTGACCAATTAATCGTAATTCTTTTTCAATATTTGGAACATTTATTAAAAGATTTTCTATTTTTTTCGAAGCAACTATTGCAGCTGCAACGCCTTGCATATTTGGTGACCAAGTATGCCCGTGGTCCCATGATTGCTGAGAAAGTACATTATTTACTTTTTCATTACATACAGCCGCACCCAATGGAGAATAACCCGCTGTCAATGATTTACCTAAGGCAGAAATATCTGGTTGAACTGGTGTAGTTTGCCAACCAAACATAGTGCCCATTTTACCCCAACATAAAGCAACATCATCCACAATCATTAAAATATTATATTCATCACACAATTGCCTAATTCTTATCCACCAGTTTTGGCTGTAAGGTGAAATATCAGATATCCAAGGCATTGTTTCCATTATGATACAACCTATATTAGGTGTATTTTCTAATCTTTGCTTTACAGCATTTAGTGATTGTTCTTCAGCTTGTTCTCTATCTAAGATATTTTGCCAACTTGGATTATTAATAATCTCAGCACGATTCAAATATGGGTAATCACCCCTAAGGTGTTTAGCCAACATTGTAGTTCCATGATAACCCGGTGCAAATGAAAGTATTTTAGTTTTTACATTGTAGTAACCACAATTTTGCCAATAATAATCATTCATTGCAATAGCCGCTTCAACAGCATCACTACCACTTACTGCCCAAGCAACGGCAGACCAGTTACCTTTTTCACAGATGTAATCTATTAATTGGTCGTTAAGAGCGCTTGATTCACCCGCATTACCTCTTAAAAAGTTTACATCTTGATAACGCATTGCATTTAGAATGTCTTTATCGTTGTAACCTAGAACATATGCTGAATTACCACATTGAATGTCTAAATGTTTTTGTTCGCCATAGTGAACCCAATAACCGTCAGTTTTTGTGACTTGTTTGTTTACTTCACCTAAGGAAAATTGTTTTAGTTCTTTCATATTACCACAATGTCCAACACTTGATATTTTTCTCTATTTGTTATAAAATAATAAATCATTTCAGCAAGATCCGCAGGAGATATTTTAAATCCTTCAAAATTAGAAGCTAATTGTGTGTTAACCCAACCCGGTCTAACATTCATTATATACGGCAATCTATCACCCATTAAATTTTTAATGTAATCATTCTGTTCTTTTTTAAGTTCATAATACTCAGCAAAATTTTCAGGATAATTTGTGTTCGAATAAAAATAAGTCACTGCGCTAGATAAATTAACAATAACTTTATTTTGATTATGCCAAATAGAATGAATCTTTTTTAAAAGATTGGTTTGACCAGGAAAAGGAGCACAGTTTACAAATATATCGGCATCACAAGAATCAAGTATTATTTCTTCTTCAACAAATGATTCCGATAAATTTTTACCATTTAGTATATCATACCCATTACAATTATGTCCGTTATTGGAGAAGTTTTCAAAAATATGCTTGCCTATACCTGAGGCACTTCCCGTTATAATAACTTTCATTATGCTAAAACCTAAAAGGACATTTTTTTTCTTTTGTTAATTTCTTTTTTTTATTATAAAATTTGGTGTATGAAAACCTTGTATTCAGTTGTTGTACTGCATCAAATCTATCTGGATCATAATGTGTATGTATTTTAACTTTTTTATCTGACATCGGTATCAAATTAATTAATGGTGTTCCAGCACTTATCAAAAATTTAGATTTATTTGTATTTTTATGAATAAACATATTGATGTGAGTATAATTATTATACTTGTAATCAACAACTGCTGGAGGTATTGTAAATTCTTTTAATTCGTTTAATGCCCATGTGTTTTGTATCCAACACCATTTTATTTCTTGTTTGGTTGAAAAAACCCAAGGAGATATAATTTTTAAGTGTTCATACTCTTTTTCATTTAAATAACCTTCCATTTGGTGAAATTGATGTTGGTCAAATTCCGTTTTTTTATCTGAAAATTCATAAAAAGTTGGTCCGCCATTAGATTTTATAAAAGAAAAATCCGACCATAATGGTATAGTTATGCCTTGATTAAAAAAGGAATTAAAACCAATACAACCTTTCATTGTTGGTTGTATTGCTGCTATATTTTTATTGTTTATTTCTAGTGGTAATTTTTTCCACCATTCAGGGAAAAAATTTGAAGAATGTTCTATTTTAAAATACTCATTAACATTCAATCTATTTGTTATACAATCTAAATGTATAACACTTGGTTTCATAATAAAAAACATCGCATCCTATTCTCTATATCTAAATTGTGGTTCTCTACGGTTTTCAAATTCTTTTACTTGTTTGACATATTCAATTAGTTCTTGCTTTACTCTGTCCTTGTTTTGATATTCGTAATACAGCCGCTGTTGTTTGGACATTCCTCTTTTTTTGCTCATTGTAATCCCTATTGTTATTGTTATCGGATAGGTTTTGAGCTTTTACTACGGGGGCAATTTTGTTGTCAAATTTGACTCCTTTGTAGGTGAGTAAAACAGGAAGATTATTGATTACCATTCTCTAGGTGTCTTTGTTTTATGACCACCCATTGTATTACCAGGAATAGTTTCTTTCATACGGTTGATAACATACTTCTCAAACGCCGATTCTGGTTTACCAATACCTGGTACAGACAAACGGTTACCATCGGAGTACACAGGAAAGTTTTCAAGAAAGATATGCTGTTCTAGTTGGGGATTGTCGACCTTGAATTGGTCCAACACGGTATAGGACATACGGTGTTCTTCACGTTCATTTGTTTCTTTATTTACAAAGGTGTAGGTCGGCATACTGGCAAATCCTTCATTCTCATATTAATCAACCATTTTGGTACTGGCCTACTATTTATCTTACCTTTCCATGACCACAAATGACCTTTGCTCATATTGTAATAGTTATGGTAAGATTGTAATGAATTGCCTGGTACTTTACATTCATCAGGCATAGCAGGTGTAGGACCAGTAAACGGTTTATGTGGAATATTTGTAGGCAGTACCGCAAGGTCTGGTATTAATCGAGCACAAGCATGAGTTTTGCCATAACGATAGGTGAATTCTTTTAGTAGTTCGCACCACATATTGTATAACCACAGATAGTTCTTATCAGATTGGCGTAACCATATGGCGGATGGGTGGTTCATCATTGTAGGCTTCATGAGGCGTTCTTCACGACCATCAGGTAGTCGCCATGCCTTGATTGAACGGTTATTGGCAGAAAGTCTACGGTATTCTTCACCGTCAAGTACACGATGTGTTGTGGAAAGCAACTGAGCATACTCAATTACCATTTTGCAAACGTGCTTATCAACGTGCATTTGAGCACACTTCACAGGATCATTATCTAGATAAAATATATTCACTTCTTCACCTTATTAATAGTTGCGGTAGATGTTTTTTCATCTATTGTCATATAACCTTCACAAGCAATATTCCAGTCATCACCAAATTCATTGCCCGAGCGTTCTGATTGTGATGGCACATTAATCTTTACATTTTTAAAAATGTACTCATCACCATTTTCAAATACACGCCACGCATGGTCTTTACCGCCACGACCTGGTTGGCCTTTTGATTTGTTAAAACGAATATGATATTTGTTCATGCGTTTGTTATGGCCAAATTAAAATGAATTAATCTTAATGGTTGTTTACTTGGATTTCTTTGAATGGTGTGTGGCAACCAAGAATTAGTTAGAATCATCAAACCAGGTTCAGGCGTATAGTTTATCATGTTGCTTGCAATCGTTGCTTGAGTAATATCCATTTCAGGTAAATTGGCATAAACTTTAGCAGGTCTTGGATCATGAAACACAACTCTCGGTCCATCTTTTGGGGTATCAAGGAAATAAAATCCAGATATTTGATTACCCATGCCGTGAATGTGTTCTTCGTGGCCAGAACCTGTGTGGTGTTCTTGAGCCCACATTTCAGTATATACCATTTTAAAACCGGTTACATTGTAACCTTGCGAGGACAATACTTGATGTGCAGCACCACTCACAAAACCAACAAAGTCACTAATCCTTGGATCAGTAAACATATTGTCACCCTGAGCAATGGGAAAAGCTTTATCTAGTTTGGTTTTTTTCTTTGATTCGTCAAGATATAGTTTAGATACTTTTCTTAGTGTATCAAGAAACTTTGGTTCAATCAAAGAATAAATGCTACTACAAAAATAATAAGAGCTATGAATTTGTACTTGCTCAGTTTTTAATTCGTTGGTGTTTTCAGAAACTTCACCAACTACTTTTGTTTTTTTTACCATAATTACTCCAATATATTATAACATTCTCATTAAGCCAACAATATCAATAGTTACGAGCAGAAGATAGTTAGCCAACATACCAACTGACTTTCTAGTATAAGCAGCCCAAGCATACATGGCACAACCAAGAATCCAGATTGGATATAATATCAGTAACGGCGGATTGGGTACTGTAAGAGCCATTGCGAGAGCACAACCAATGCTAATTGCCCATGCCAATAACTCCACAACAAAGCGGAGTTTATTTGATTTCCAATCGTCACTTATCCAACTAAACACATTATAAAATAAATCGTTCACTTCTTGTCAAATATACTTTCGGTATACATGTCCAAGTCATCACGACCATTTGAATATTTTTTACCGAGAGGTTCACCTACAAATTCTAAATTACCTTCAAGGTGAAAACCACAACCACGTAAAAAGGTTTCAAATTCACCAATGACACTATCTAAACGGTCAGCATTAAACTCAAATGTTTTTTTGGTGACGATTGCATCAGCAAATGGCATTGGTTCATCTTCACAGATAAATGTAAACTTGCTCATAGTTTTGGAATATCCAAGTCAACTGGAATATTTTTCTTTAAAGATTTTAAACGTGCGGCAATATCTTCACTCGATACAGTTTGCATAGCAAATTGTTGGAACTGTGTATATGAATCTTCTACCTTCATAACACGGGTACCACCAACTGCGGCCGCATCATTAAAGAACAAATCACAACCACCACTCTTTAAAGGAGCAACTTCTACAATTTGATCCAAATTAATAATAACTTTACACATCTTTTCTTTCGATGTAACTTCAACAAATAATGCCATCACTCATCTCCTTGGTTTGATTGGGATTTCGTCCCACTTAATTTAGCCATCTTGGCTCGTTTTTCGGATACTTCTGCTTCAATCAACATCTTCTTCCAATGACCTCGCTTATCAGTAGGTAGGCCTGATAGGATCCTTTTGGACTCTTTACTTAGGCAAAAATCTTTATTAGTCATTACTTGATTCCTTTATCACAATCTTGAACACGAATTAAATATACTGTATTGGTGGCAGGTCTTACAAAGTAACACTCACCTTTAATATTCCAAACTAAACGGTTTTGAATACCATCTTTATATTCTGGTAGTGGTGGATTCTCTACAAAGAAAGAAACACCAGCAATTATAAATGAACCAATAATTATGCCAATGAAATAACCAGCAAAATTAATTGATTTGATTTTATCCAATAATTTTGTAATCATCAATAAACCCCTTATTAATTGAGTAACCTAGGCTAACACAGAATACCAATAAAATCAACAGAAAAACGGTAAACTTCCTTGATGTTTCACGGAAATGTTCCACTTCTAACTCGAGCATATCTTTCTGTGCCTCTAACATATAATTGGTAGAATCACCCATCAATTCAATAGTTTTCTTGGCACCTTCCAATGACTTCTTGGCCTGCCAGAGATAATAATAAGGTATCATTTCTCTTGTGCCTTTCTTAGTATTGCTCTAGCAAAAGACTTGTAGTCAACACAAAGAAAAGTGTCCTCATCCCAAGTCCCTTGATGTTTTATTGCAATCCATTTTATTTCATCATCTGTTAGTGTCGTTTCTGTATCTTCTGGTTTAGTATATAATGGTATGGCATGGTGACTTATCTTCTCCTCTCTAGTAGGGATAGAGGTCTGGAAGTGGGTAGTCTGGTTGTTTCTTTCAACCATTAGATAAGCAACTGGTTCATTGTTCATAATTAATCCCACAAGTTTTGGTAGTATCTACCAAATAATCTAAAACCATTTGCCTTACGCTTTTGGTGTTTCTCCAAACCTTCTGTATCCAGTTTCAATTTACTTACATACTTACCATCTTTATCCCAAGGCTTTTCATCACCACATTCTGAATGGTCAAAGAATTGTGATTCATCATCATCTTTTAATTCTTGTTCAAATGCCCAAATCATTTCATTCAGAATCCAATCCCACCGCATGAAATGTAAACTGTCGGTGTCCCATTCATTCTCTTTTGGTTGTGCCATGTAACTACGCAGGTACTCTGGTACATCATCATCTTCTGTATAAGGTGCACCGTGTTTATCTTTTTGTAATTGAACTAACATTGGATGAATGATATGAGCCAAGGTATGATCCATCGACCATGTATCCCATCGGTCAATCTTTACATAGTTAACCCTTGGATGAATAACATCTAATACCTTTTGACACACCACACAAATAGGTTCTAAAAAGTTAACCCATTTTACATATGGATTATCAACTTCTTCCTTTAGATTGTAGATTCGATCCTCATCTTTTTCCCAAAAGCAAATAGTTTTGAGAATAACATAAGGCGATAACCAATGGTTACGATAGTTTGATAAGTATACTTTCATTCAGATTGTTCCCAAAATCTTACAAAAAAATAATCACCACAACTATCTATCTCATGTTGTGGATAACCATTCTCTAATAACCAATTGCGAGTACCACCATCTTGTTCAACTTCATATGGAATCTCCTTGGGAAATCCATACTTCCATCCTGATGGTGGGTCACACATTAACTTTTTCAATGCATCACCTTTGTGTCATCTTCTTGATTTAAAATATCTTCTGGTGCTCTAAGCAGACGAATAAAATCATTTTCATAACCGCCTTGTTTGGCCAAGTGTGTTAATCTTGCCAGCATAACGGCAGTTAAATTTAATCCAGGCACTTCATATGTAGTCAGCCATTTAATTAAAGCATTATCAATATCTTCAGATAAATGTTCTAACATACCATCATCAATCTTTGCCATTGCCATTCTCCCGCCAATGATTTTCACAACTTGATTTGGTTGCATTTAAATTAAATTTAATACAATCTTCAATAAACTCTGCTGGCACAACATCTTCTGGTGCAATGACCGCAGGCTTTGATTCAGTAGAACTATTTCCTGATGACATGGCAAATACAGTAACGCAAAACAAAATGCCTACGCCAATCACAACAAAACGCCAATACATACCGACCAAAAAGATTATAATGCCTGCCAAAATAGCAAACTGTAATACTCTGGTAGTAATACCAACAGAAGATAAATTCTCAAATAATTCCATGTTTAATCTCAATAAGCATCGCAACGAACATCAACGGGTACCAACACTTTGCTACCATCAACCTTTTGTGTTACATATTCGGTTGTAGGGCGCATTTTGGCACGCACACACTCTCTTGCAGCATTAATAACTTCATTTCGACCCATAACTTCAGGACCGGTATAACCTTTAATTGTGTATGTTGTACCACAAGCGGTCAACGATAACAAAGATAATACTACTAATGTTTTTTTCATCATAACTCCATAATATGGTTAATTACTTCTCTTGCTTCATGTAACTCTGATACAGCAACGGAATGGTCAATATAATCAAGTTGCGACAACCTAATGGCCTGTTCAACTTTAAATATTTCAACAAACCTATTTGCTTCTTGTTCGGTATTAAAGTAAGCAAACGGATAACCGTTCATTCTTACAGCAATCTTATTTGTCATTTGCCTGTGTCCACTTTAACTGATACAGTTTTTAATGTTTCAATGCCTTCATCTAATGCTTGTGCTACACCACTAAAACCGATTGAAGCAACAAAGAAACCCAATACAAACCCAATAATAACATTAATCATACATAATCCTCTGCTAATACAATATATTCAATATACAAATTGTCCAATTCTTCATCAGACTTTTTCATTAGTGCATCAGTAGTAAAATAACCTTTTACTGATAACATCAAAATAATATCACTTCTTGAAATATGATCCATAAATTTTCCTAATCAACTAAAATACCATTGTAACACAACCACGGATGGTGTCAAGTGGTATGTTGTTCCTAAGCAACACAAATTAACTTACCAATACCAACATACTCCTCAATAGCGTGTTTCAACTGCTTAGGTGACGCCTTAGGTGCAATAAACACATAGTCCAACTCAGGCTTCACGACACTATCAGACAGCACCTGGTTCAAGTATAGGACTGCCTCACGAGCATCATCAAATTCTTTCATGCCTGTATTATTAAATAACTTTGGTTTGGCAATGTATTTCATTTCTTTTCTTTTTTTAATAATTGTTCACGCAATGCAGCACATTCTTCATTCAACATACGATTCTCACGAACTAATGACATATGCACATCTTCAAATAATTCCCACAACTTGTTGAATCGAATCTCACCAACTTCTTTCAAACCAAATAATACATTGGTAATCTGGTCATGGCTTAAATCACGCTCGAGAATGGCCTCAGACAAATCATACATATCATCCATAATCGACCAACACTTGTTAATCTGTTGTTCAAAATCAAATCTATCACTCATTTTTTTACCTTTTTCTTTGGATTGTAAAAATCATTATTAACTGCTTCTTTTAACATGGCAACCAAACCCCATTGAATCAACAATGCGAGTGCTTCTTTATCAAAGTTAATAGTAGCATCAGCCGAACCATCTTCATTTTCTTCAATTACTTCAATTTCAATTTTCATATTATATCCTTACCTCATTAAAGCATACTGCACTATTTGCTACCACTCACTGGAGTCATCCGGATTAACCAGACTATTGCGGTAGTTACTCAGGCTTTGCATTACCCATGGCTTACAATATGCTTTAATAAGGTGCCACCGACTTACGGCGCTTCACAGCGAGCTGCGATGGCATAAAACTATTAAGCCGTTACTGTTGGTTGTTGGACTACAACAGGTTTTACAGGTGATGCTTTGGTCTGTAACTGTTGATTGCTTTTGAAACGACCATTGGCATCGAACTGGTCATTATTAACCAATTGATAACCGGTAACTTTACGGCCTTGTTTGATAACTTTTACAATACCACCGTCTTTACGGATATTGTAAATGTTGGTTGA